CGTCGCATCGTGAGCTGCTTTTATAGCTTTGTTTTTTGTTGCGTTCTTCTTCTTCATTGTTGTGTTCACTTTGGAGCTCCTTCTTTAGCGTTGTAAATGTTGTATGCCGATGCGACGGCCGCTTCGTGAGTGTTGTATGCCGCGTCGAGGGCTTCTCTTGCAGCGTAGTAAGAATCTCGCGTTGCATTGTAAGCGTCGCTGGCCGCTCCTAAAGCTATTAGTAACTGTTCTTTTGTCTGCTTTGTTGTGTTCACTTAGTAGATCCATTTCGTTCAATCGCTACGCTTGCCGCGCTTGCCGCGCAGTGAGCGTCCCATGCCAAATCTTTTGCCTTGTTAGCCGCATCGTAAGCTTCAAGAGCTGCATCTCTCCATGCTGCATTCCTCGCAGTGATTGCCGCATCGTAAGCTTGAAGCGCTACATCCCTCGCGTCGCTGGCCGCGTCGTATGCATCTCGCGTCGCTTCGTAAACCGCTTGAGCTGCTTTTATAACTTCGTTCTTTGTTGTCTTCTTTGTTTTGTTCATTCCTTAAGAATACAGCAGAACTACTGGGAAGTCAAGGGGGTCAGGATTGGGCTGGGCTTGGGTTCGTTTTTGCTTTTTCTTTCGCCCAGCGCAGCAGAAAGTTAAGTTCGGTTTGCAAGCAAAGTAGGTGCGAGTATTGGCGACCGCTAATCTCTTTTGTGTTTAAGACATAATCGTATTCTTTCAGAGCCCGCTCGATTGCCTCTGTAATTATTATTATCTCTCGCGGCGAAATATTCACCTCTTAAGCATCGCAGCGATTAAATTTTTGCATGCTCTAACTTGCTCAGAAATAACACCAGGCGACTCTTTTTCAAGTAATTTTTTAAGCCCTTCGACTTCGTCCTTCAAGCTAACCCACTTTAGATCGATTTCAGATTTAATCTCTTTCAAAAACTGTTCTCCTTAATCTTTTCTATTTCAGTCGGCGGGTAAGCTTTTTCTGCTAAATCTAAAACCGCCAACCGAATGTCGTGTAACGCAGTTTTTATATCAATGTCTGACTCCATCAGCGCCAACAAATCTCTTTGAACTTGCGCTTGTTCAAACTCTATTTCTAACCACTTACGAATCCACTTTTTCAATAGTTACCCCTTCTGTAATTTTTAGTTCTCTTGCCCAAGGAAAATAGTCAATTATCCAACGCTCCGGATCTTGAATAAACTCTGTAAAAAACTCTTCGCCGTTTGTTGGCTGAAAGATTATTCTGTTTTCTTCAATTTTGACGCTAACAGAGTCTGAAATTCTAAATCGCTTCAATCTCAACCCGTCCGATTGTACACCGCCAAGATTCTGACGGCTTTCCTCTAAATTTCTCAAGATCCACTCCCTTTAATTCAGGAATTGATTTGTAATTTACTGATCCCACACGATTAGTTTTTTGTATTGTTACCTCTCCGATTTTCATGCGCGCGTGGGTAACAAACGAAAGCATGCGCTTTTTTTCAGTTTCTTCGTGAGTAATAGCGATATCTGCGTTTAGCTTTGAAAGCCTCCAGTCTGCCACTGCTTTTAATAGTTCCGGATCTTTCCCAATTTTAAAATCTTTTTCTGACAGCTCAGGCGGCGTGCGGGATTGTACTAAATCCCAAAAGTTTTTGGCTTTGATAATGTAGTCTTCCAGGTGTTTTGGGTCCGGAGCTACAGATATGCAAACGCCTTCTCCGTCTTTGTAACTATAGTAGTCGCACCGCGTAGCTTGGGAAGCTAAAATCAAATGCTGGACCTGACCGTAATATTTTTTTGGAACCTGCCCGCTCTTTGCCGTTTCGTGATCCTCTTTGCCGGGGCACTTTATTTCTAAAGCGGTTCTAGTCTCTTCATTAAATCCGTCTAAACTCGCTCTAATAAAATCCATCTCTGGGTGTATAAATAATTTCTCCGGAAATTCCAGCCCGCTCTTTAATTCGTAGCGCGCCCGCGCTATTGGCTCGATTTCTTGCCCTTTTTGCGTCGCCCAGTTCGATTGTTCAATGGTGTGAATACCGCACTTTTCTTCCCATAATTCGTAAAAAGTTTTCCATGGCGATAGGCCGAGAATTACAGCAGCATCGGAACTGCCTATACCTTTAGCACGAAAAGCGTGCCAATCTGAATTTTTTTCTTTAGTCATGACCATTTGATTGACTATATAATAATCATTCCGTAGTCAATAAATCTTGAAAAATAAACCGGACATTAAAATATTAAAACAATTTCTGGATCTTGGTATAAAAGCGCAAAAAGATTTAGCAGACGAGTTCGATATGCAGACAAATACTGCAAGACAGTGGTTATCTCGCGGAAAACTTCCACGGAATTATAGAAAATTTATTCTGAGTTTTATAAGTACATACAAAGGAAAAAAATCATGAGCTTAAAAGAAAAAATTACAACCGGAATTATAAACAAGCCATTTTTCATAGCCGTTTATGGTCAGGCGGGCATCGGAAAAAGCTCCTTTGGCGCGGCGTTTCCTGAGCCCATTTTTCTTCCGACTGAAGAGGGTACAAATCAGTTAAACGTGGCAAGATTTCCAAAGCCGACAAGCTTTACAGAAGTAATAGAAATGCTAAACGAGCTGCCCTTAACATATAAAACGCTTGTTATAGATTCCTTAGACCACTTAGAAACGCTTATTTGGCGCGCTTGTGTCGCAGAAGCAAACGACTTTAAAATTAAAACTATTGAAGATTTTGGCTACGGCAAGGGTTATGTAATCGCGGGTGATAAGTGGAAACAGTTTTTTGATAAACTAAACATTTTAAGAGACTCGATGAATATTGTTTTAATCTGCCACTCGCAATTTAAAACTGTGAATGATCCTTTTCACGCACAGCCATTCGATCGTAATGATTTAAAATTAAATAAAAGTGCATCTTCTTTGATCAAAGAATCCGTTGACGCTATTTTATTTGCGACATTTGAAGTGCACGTAAAAACTGAGAAATCAGGGAAAAGTAAAGCCTTCGGTGACGGTAAACGAATTTTATATACTGAAGGACGCCCCTGGTTTGAAGCTAAAAATAGATATGGCCTTCCCCATTCTATCCCTTTTTCTTACGAGTCTTTTATTGATGCTTATAAAAAAGCAGATCCTTCAAACTTGGACGGTCTAATTCAGTCGATAAACGCAAAGATTTTATCTCTTGCAAGTTCTGAACAGAAAAAAGCAGCTGAAAAGTTTCTTTTAGAAGCTGGAAAAGATTTAAAAAAACTAACATCAGCAAATAACCGGCTTGATATTTTGCTGAATTAACACTTGCTAAGTGAGTTAATCGCATCGCTTAAAGATCTAGCAACAAATGCAATGCCTCCCATTTTTTGATAATGGGATAAGAATCTTTTTTGCTCGTCTGTCACTGTACCAGTGGAATTTTTTACTTCTACGGCAAGTGGTTTGCCTTTGTAAATGCCGACAATATCTGAGATGCCATTTAGAGATCCGTTAGTTCTTTTTCGCCATCCCTTTCCATCGTGAAATCCAGATTGATTTATTTTAAAAGCAAAGCAATCAGCCTGCTGATTTAGCCAAGCTAGAATCTGTATCTCTATGTCCGACTCTTTCAATACCCTTTACGCTAAGCCCATACTTTGTATTTTCAAAGATTATATTGAGAGTGGGTTTTAATTTTAATTCCTGCGGCATTTTAGATTGATAGCTTAGCCCAAAATCTTGAAAATACTCTAATCGCTTCAGTAAAACTTTGTTATTCCATTTCATGATGTATTCAGTTTTTGAATAAATCAGGTTTGAAAAATATTCGACTTTATAACAAGGATGACCTTTCATTGTTACATGGTCAGAGATAATTATTTTAAATATATTTACCCGTATTTCTGATGATTCGCCATCACCGCTCGATGAAATAATAGCCCTGCTTTCTTCTGGCCTAGAAGATAATACCGTTTCATTTTTCTTAAATTTAAATTTACACTCAGGGCATTCCAAGCTTTGAAGCGGAATAATTAGAAAGCACCCCGGGCATTGCTTGCTCGGCGCTTCAAGTGGTGGGTCTCCTTTTTTTCTTTTAACTGGTTCTAAAATAATCGGATTATCCAGGGGCCCCAGGCTTTCTATAACCCGGCCATAATCCAGAATCAGCGCATCTTTTTTACCTTCACAAAGTCGAAGCGCCCTTCCGGCGACTTGAATATATAGCGTCGCGGACCTGGTTGGCCTTAATATAACGACGGCATCAAGGGCTGGGTAGTCGTAGCCTTGGGCTATCACAGTAACAAAAACGAGGTGCCGGCAATTTGTGGTCTCAAACTTTTTTTTGTTTTCCGCTCGATCTATTTTATTCAATTTTGAATGAAGCGTTGTGGCCTCTTCTGGAATTTGTAATCGAACCGCTTCAGCGTGCTCAATGCTAGAGCAG